TGAGAATCGTCCATCTCATCACGGTACGGGAATGTGTCTACGCTGGATCCTAACTGTTGATGCGCACTGAGCACACGCGCACTCATGACCTGTTGCGCGAGGTAATCGCTGTCTGTCATGGGCATGCGGTCAATGGTGGATATCGTCACCGATGTGGTCGAGATACCATCCGCGCCGATCACGTGCTCAGCCGCGAGAATGATGTAGGTACCGTCCAGGTCGTACTTGACGACTCCATCGAGCATGGAACGATAGACCACGCGCAAGGTGGTGCCAGGCTTTAGCAAAACACCAACCTTAGCCAGACCCACCTTATAAAACTTTTGCGGTGCCCCATAACGGCGTAAATGCTCGACGGATGCCTGCATCAGCATGTTGGCGGCCGCCTGAATGTCTGCCGTGGTGTTCGAGAGCGGACCAATATTTTTATAGTCCAACACGCGCTCGATGCGTCCGTATGTAGACTCACTGGCGTCACGGGTGATGTGGTTTGCAGTTGCGTTCAGGGTATAGCCGGTCGGCGCTGTATCGGTGACATGCGCCAGGGTCAGCGCCACGCCGCCGTTCCCAGAGCCGCGAGGGATCACCCGCGTGATCAAGTCGGCAGCATCACTCACTTCTTCGAGCGACGTGATCAGGGCAATTTCGTCAGCTGTTTCTGCAGCAACAGGGTTGTTGAGGTGCTGCACCGCTCGTACCCCAGAGGCGACAAACGTCGACGCGGGTCCGAGCCAGTCAATGACACGCCCCGTGCCTAAGCGCCAATGCTCACCAATGTGCTCACCAACGCCGATCAGCGCATTGAGCACGGTCTCGCCATCGTATCCAGAATAGACGTTGGTGAGGGTTGTGCCATTATTGATCGTCCAACCGGCAGGCGCCAATGCCACGATCTGGTCGGGACCGTCAGTGACTCCCAGACCGCCAGCAGAGAGATCGAGCGTGCCTACGGATCGATAGGTCAGTTCGCGAGTGAGATCATTGCCTGACACTGCAATTTCCATACCGCCATCCGCGCCGATCGAGCGCGTGATCTTGTCGATGACGCCACCGCCAAACGTTTGCAGGTTACCGTCGCGATCAATATATTTGCAGATGGCAATCCGTTTCTCTGCCAATGCGGCGAGGTTTGGATCTGCGATCGATACAACAAAGCCAAACGTGCCCGACGCAGACAAATGCGGTGCGCAGTGGAATTGAGATCCGCGCAACGGTCCTTTGCCAACTCGGCTGCCAGAGGCGTCCTCGATATCTACCCAAAAGTTACGGATCTCCATTAGTACCAAGCCTCATAGTATTTAAAGTCGACTGTGGAGCCTGTTCCGCCGCCAGTATAGGTAATGGTGATATCGTTGTTGCCTGTAGGCAGGGAGAACCAGGCTGCCAAGTCGGCAGTCGGCGAAAGAGTCAGGTCATCATAGGCATCGTTGCCGTCGTTCGTGACCTGCATCGTGCCCGTGTCAATAATCAACGCGTCGCCCGATGCGATCGTGCCGCTAAACGTCATAGACTCTCCACCAGTGCGAGCGATCGTAATACTCGTAATGGCAGAGCTGCCCGCCTCCACAGTGATCTGCAATGCGCGGATTGTGGCACGACCAATCTCCTCGCTGGTTGGTACCGTGATTGCAGTCGGAGAACTGTCTAGATCGAATGACTGGGCGCTATCAAAGGACAAGCCGGTGTCGAAATATTCGCCACTGTCGAAATACCAAGCCCCGCCCAGGCTGCCGCGCCAGAAGGTTTCTTGAGTGACAAAGCGCAGATCGATATCCTGGATAATGCCATTACCGAATTTTGTTTGCTCATAACTACGCTGAGCCGTGACTTCCACCAGGCGTGCATATTGCCAGTGGATGTTGCCAGCGTTGGTCTGGCGATACAGGCGATTACGTGTGCCACGCAGTGCCAGCAATTGGAAGTAGAGTTGCTCCGTCTCGGCAGCTGTAGCCCCGCGCAGGCGCCGCGAACTCATACGCTCAACCGTGCCCACGTGTTTTTGCTGGCTTCCGAATTGATCCAAAGCTCCACCATCAGGCAGTGGATAGTATGAGATTGGCGTGGCTCCGGACCCGATGACATCCACCTGGTTGTAATGCTCAAGGCTGGTAAGACCGAAGCGAATTAGGCGATACATTAGCCGCCTCCGATCTTGCGGACCGCGCTCAGCACACCCTCTTGGGCTGCGACTGCGATCTGTTGCGGTGTGGCGTTCGTGCCAGGCACGCTGATGATGATGTCGCCGATGTTGATCATCGAGCTACCGCCTCCGACTCCAGCCATGCCTGGCACGCCCAGCTGGGGAGCGGATACTGCGCTGAGGTCGGCTGCCAAGCCAAGCATCTGACGGGTCAGCATCTGGCGCAACTTAGGCGCCTCGTCATCGCCGCCCAGACCGATAGATCCAATAAAATTTGCACCAATGTCTTTGCCAACTTTTGACGGAGAGTGCATGTCAAAGACACCTTTCACTGTGGTAATCAAACTGCCTGCCAGCGCTTTAAAATTTGCGACCAGTTGCCCAAAATTATTTTTGATGCCCAGCCACATGCCATCTATCAAAGATTTACCGATAGCCATAAACATTTTTGGTCCATCTTGATAAAGATATGTAGCCAATGCCACCAACACCTGCCCTGCGGCAGTAAGTAGTAATGGGATGTTTTGCAAAATACCCAACGTCATGGCATTGACCAGTTCCATCGCAGCGGTAACAATCATTGGCAATGCTTGCACGATTGCAGCAATTAGGGCTTCAATGATGACGGGTATGGCAGGGATCAGGATTGGGATAGCAGCGATTAACCCTTGGGCTAATGCCAGGATCAATTGCAGGGCAGCATCGATGAGCATCGGCAGGTTCTCGACGAGAGTCTGCACAATCGTAAGCAGTGCCTGCACCACGGCAGGGATCAACGTCGGCAAAGCTTGCGTGATGCCCTGCACCAGGGCAATCAGGATCTCCAAACCTGCCTCGATCAGCGTCGGCAGATTCTGAACGATGAAGTCCAGCAAGTTGGTGATGATGCCAATGGCAGCAGGGATCATCGTGGGCAGGTTGACCACGATCGCATCGATGATGGACTGCAAAATACCAAGCCCGGCGTTGAGCATTTCCGGCGCTTGCTGGGCGACGTCGCCAATAATATTGCCGATCAGCCCACCCAGACCCTGGGCGATCTGACCCAGATCACCATCCGCGCCGCTTACAATGGACGCGAATTCTTTGACGTATCCTTGCGCCTGTCCGAAGATCTGCTGAAAGCCCGGCAGGAATGCCGCTGCCAGTGTCGTCAACGTGCCGGTCAGACCAGCCTTCATGCCATCGAGCATGTCTTTAAAGTTTGCCAGCGCCTGCCTATCTTCGCCGTCAACGACCGCACCCATTTCACGCGCTTCTTCAGCGAGCTTTGCCATTTCAGCACTGCCCGCTTTGATGAGCGGGTTAAGTTCCTGCGCAGACTTGCCAAACAGCGACATCGCCAACGCGTCACGTTGACTCTCATTCTCGATCGCGCCCAGCGCATCGATGAGATCGGCAAAGACCGCTTCGTTATCGCGCAGATTGCCGCTGGCATCCGTGACCGACACACCCAGGGTTTGGAATGCCTGAGCCGTATCGCCCAGTTCGATATCTTCCCAATCTTTGCCTGCCGCTTTTGCCTCGGCTACCTTTTCGGCGTAATCCTCTGTCTGGTCGGTGGCGCCATCCATCGAACGGGTCAAGCGCGCCAATGAGCCGGTGATCGTATCCTGCGATGTTCCAAGTTGGTCGCCAATATAGGCAAGTTCTTCAAGCCGTTCGGTCGAGATACCTGTCTTTGTAGAGAGGTCTACCAGATCATTGGACGCAGCAGCAGCTGTAAAGACCAGACCGGCGATTGCCCCAGCTGCAGCGACGGCTGCTGTTGCTACAGCAACAAGGACCGTGACCGCGCCGGATACCACAGTACCCAGCCCTGCCAAGACATCGCCGAGGCTGGTGGTGCTGCCTTCGAGATCATCCATTGATTGACCAGCATCGTCCGCGCCCGACTGCAAGTCTTGCAGAGCGCCTTCGGTGTTACTCAACTCATTGGACATTTTGTTGAGCGTTTCGGTCTCTTTGTTTAACTTGATCTCGAGGTCCTGCGCAGCCTTGCTGTTCTCGCCTTTTTCAGCCTTGACGCGTTCCCACTCGGTACGTGTGGCGCTGACTTTCTTTTGTTGGATATCGAGCTGACTGGTCAGCGATTTGATGCGTGTTTCCAGACCAGTGGCATCACTGGACCAATCACCCAATGCCGCTGCGGATGCCTTAAAGCCAGACTCCAAGACGCGCAGCTCGCGGTTCATTGCCGCAACGCCGGTCTTGAAATCAGTGGTATCTATGCCGCTTTTTGCTGATAGTCTGTTATCGTCTGCCATCTCACAACCAATTCACCTGGTCTGCATATTTGCGTTCGCTTGTGGTTTTAGTTTCCGCGCGTCTCTTCCACTGCGGATACCGCATCACGAACGGCAAAAGGCTTTCCATGTCGGTTTCGTCAATCTGGTAAAGACTCCATTTGAAGGACTCCACCAGTTGACATTCAAGGTCGAGGAACCAGTCACCGCCGTCGTCTACGTCTTCTTCAGTGACTGGACCGTAGGGTTTGCCCCGGCAAGTTGTTTTACCAGTGCGTTCGCACGACCGAAGATCTGCCCGAGCACCGCGTAGCACTCGAATAGATCGGTCTTATCCTCCAACTCGTCACGGGTAAATTTTTCACCGAACAGACCCACGATGAAATCGAGCAGGGCATTGATCTGTTGCTCGCCCATTTCGTCGGGATCTCCAATTTCCTTTTTGAGGCTGATCGCCATTTTCAGGAATTTTGTTTTGACACGATGTAAAACGTGAGTTGCAATTACCTCATCGTCTTCGTTGTAGAAATTAAGTTCAATTGGTTCTGGCATGGGATGTCCTTTTCGAGCAGGGTCTCACGAATGAGACCCTGCTCAATCGATACATTAGGCGGTGGTGAAGTTGACTACCGTGTCTGAAAGCGTTTGACCATAGATATCGGTCACACCAGGGATCACGATAAGATAATCTGTGCTTGCACCAAGATTACTGTTGGGGTTGATGGTGACGATAGTGCGAGCTGCATTGATGGTGCGAGCTGCAGCGATCGCCGCACCGGTTGTCGGATTGATCAACACGATGCCATTCTCAGCATTACCAGCCAACGCGTTGCTGAAGGTCAGCGTTAAGTTTGCGCTCACGACGACGCCAGTGGCGCCATCGGCAGGCGAGGATGAAGAGAGGCTGAATGCAGACGGCGAGCCAGATGCAGGGATCTGCACAGATGAAAACCAGCCGGTCTCATCAAAGTTTGCTGTGTCTTCATCGCCCCAAACGCGCTTGAAAGATTTGGCGATGCCATCCACGGTGAACTTGTGGACAGTCTTGATTGCACGATAAACAAGCTCGACCATTTTAGGATCGGGCGTGTCTTTCTGAGTGGACGCCTCATCTTTGGGAGCTGCGAAGGTGCCTTTAAGAAACCAGTAATAGCGATAAGATCCGTTCGCCTTCTTTGAGCGGAATCCGAGCGCAAACTCAGGCGGATTGCCTTCTGCGCTATCGAGTACACGACCGGTGGCGGCATCAAACGTGTTGCCGGTCAGCAGCGCATGATATTCTGCAGGCAGGTTGGAGATCTTGAGAGCGACCTCAGTATCACCTTCGCTCTGCAGGGTGTCATACGGCTGGTTGTCAAAATATTGCGTCTGCGAATCTGTGGACGGTGTCGCAACGGCTTCAGCAACCGGCGCCAGGCTGAACGGCGTATCGGTGGTAAAGGCATCGGCGTCATCTGTCAGGATCTGTGCAGCGTAGAGATTGTCGAGACCGACAGTCTGTCGAAATTCGGCTTGAACAGGGGTCATAATATTGCTCCTTTATAGAACTTCAAGATAGAAAAAATCTTTTGCCAGGATAAAGTGACCTGTGTCCTGGTCTTTGGGTAACGGGCGTTCTGGTCCTTTAGTAAAGCCAGCGGACAGCATGACTGTGTTGACGTCGGGCAGGCTGTCCAATCCGCTGACGCTGCAGATGTTGACCTGCACACGATACGTGCGCGTGATCTCGGCATTATCGGCATGGTCTTGTGGCACACCGGAGATCAATTGGTACACGATGTACACGTCTGGCAGGCTGGTGTTGTTCACCACTTGAAACGT